CTTTTGCTGCTTCAATATGTGCTTGATGTATTCCTTTAACTCCGTGTACTCTATGTATTACTCTGTCTGGAAATCTAGTTTTTAGATTTTCAAAGTTTTCATCTGCATTTGGTTCTTGATAACTAATAAAAACTATATCATACAACACAGGTATACTAGCTGCAATATCATGTTCTTTTTTATTAGCAATAAATCTAAATAGCCATTCACGTTCGCTAATTTTAGAATGTTTACTACAAAGTATAACTCCGTCATGGAACTTACCATTTAAAAACATATGATTTATTTTTCTATCAAATACATTGTCATGTGGAAAATATTGATCAAAGTTAAAATCGTTAGATACAATGACACTAGACGGAACAACATAAAACATTTCTGTAGCACTAGTCTCTAATGCTGACAAATATTCTTCATAGGTATCTATTGCAAATACATCATATTTTGTAGGTCCACTAGCTACTGTTTTGTGTTCAATTTTATTGACTATAAACCTGTGTTCAACTTCTTTTTTAGATAACTCAGATTTTTTACTACAAAGGAACAAGCCATTATATAACTCTTTGTCATCAACTTGATGCACAAATGCATGATTTTGCGAAAGTAGTTGTACTTCACGATGTGGAATATAATAGTTGTTAACAAACTCTGTATCAATACCAATATTAGCAGTACTCATCCAAAACATATCTGTTTCACTAGTTTCTAATGCAGACAAATAATCTGCATATGTATCAATGTTAAAAATATCATACGCACAAGGTCTGCTTGCTTGTATATCAACTTCTTTTTTATTAACAAAAAATCGATGTTGTAACTCTTTAACTGACACTTCTGAAGACTTTGGTATTAGACAGACTCCATCATAATATTCATTGTTTTTGAATACATGTATGTACTCTGTACTCCATGCATCTGGCTCGTAATCAAAGTTAAAGTCATTGTTTATTATAATGTCGGGCCAAACCACCCAAAACATTTTTGTTATACAAATACGCTTTGCATCATCTAGTGTGTTTGCATGTTTTAAAAGCGGAAATCGTTGTTTTGCAGACTTCCACTGTTTGTTTTTTTCGCCAATAAAGATTATATCATACATACTACTAGTTATAACATATTTTAATCAACAAGTCAAGAACAGAATGTGATAAATACTAGAGAAGAGGAACCAACAAAAATGACCGATTTTATACCAGGTGAAGCATACCGACTAGATATTATTACAGCAGACGAGACAGTGATTGTCGACAGCTGGCAGGGACAGATTAAAGCAAGTGTTGTTGATATCAATGGTATTATACTAGTCGATGTTGATACTGGAAAATTATACGGTACGTTGGTTGGTACCATTGAGGACGCTAACGGCAATACTGTTTTATCCTCAACAGGTGATCTAACTGGTAGTGTTACTGGTAGTGTATACGACAACGACGGTGCTTTAGCATTTGATGGCGAAAACGGAACGGTTATTGCTAATGTTGTTGGCAATGTTGTAGATAGCGAAGGCGATATTATTGTTAATACCGGAGCAAGATCTATTATAGCAGATAGTATTACTGGCTCATTTTATGGTGACTTAACAGGTAGTATCACAGCAGATAGTGTAATATACGGTACATTTAATGGCGATTTTAACGGTACAAGTTATGGAGACTTTTTTGGGGATACTACAGGTACACACACAGGCGATGTAGTAGGTGATGTAATAGGCGATGTAACAGGTAATGTCACAGGTAATCTTACCGGCGAACTACTTGCTATCCAGCCAGGCGATGATATTGCTACACGTCTTACCGGACATAACAACACTGGCGGATACAATCAGTGGGAGTTTTACGGTGGACTTGCACACCCGGTGTATCCTGCAGAAGATGCAGTTGCACGTGGTCCTATAGTAAATATTGGTGCAACTAGAGCCGACACAGAAGTAAGAGCCAACTTAAATCATTATGATGGCACGCCAGTGATGAGATTGTCTTTGGAGAGTTTGCCGACTTACAAAGCCGATTTCATAGGAAGACTTGTTGGAGCAGTTGCATACGATACACAAGGCGATAATGGTATTACTAATATTATATCCGGTGGAAACAATGGTACACTTATTAGTAGCGTAAATGATAAAATAAACATTGGTGGCGAAGATGACGAAGTAAATATTATTGCTGATAGTCTAACTATACAAACGGATTCAATAGACTCACTTTCGCATAGAGGATCAAATAATAACAAAACATCTCTACTAAACAATGACGAACTTTTAAGTATTGAAAGTTGGGGATACAACGGAACTGAATACAAACGAGGCGGAATGTTTGGATTTAAAGTTGACGGCACACCTGATGCAAACGGAAATACCATACCAACAGGGTTTGGTGTTCAGCTGAGTACAGCAGCTAACACACATGTTACTAATACAGCAAACAGACTAGAGTTTAATAACAAAGGTGTATTAGAAGTTCCAGTATTTAAAGCAAGAGGCACTACATTTGCTGACAGAGATAGTATGGCAGCAGAAGAAGGCATGATATTGTTTAATACTAGTAACAAAAAGTTTCAAGGTTATGACGGAACTTCTTGGGTTGACTTACACTAAAAAATATGCTATACTAACATCATAATAAAGTTTCTTTAAAGGAGTTTAAAATATGTTGTTTGAATGGAATCACTTGAAAAAAGCAAACGCTAACTATTTTACTCATTGTTTTATTGCAATATGTTATAGTTTTCTAGGACTTGGTGTTTTTGTAATGGGTATCCTACATGCATTTTTTCCATTTATGTTTGGATTTACACCTTACAAACTTGCTAAGAAAATAACCGACGGTACTGAAAAAAACTTTCCTGCTTGTATAAAAGAAGAATAAATGAAAATATTTATAGATGGTGAACAAATATCTCAACAGTGGATCAGTGACTATACGTTAAGTAGTCCTGTAGATTGCTATAGTGATAAACCCGACTGGGAACAAAATGTACTAAAACTGTTGCACAACTGGTATTCAAATTCTGGATACAGCTACGGTTATAGAGGCGATAAGTTTTTAAATCTTAGTACAAGCGGAACAACCGGATTTCCACAACATATTGGTCATTCAAGAGAAACTATCGAACAAGTTGTTGATTCTAATATTAAAATACTAGGCTTAAATAAAAATAGTAAAATACTCAGTTACTACAGCCCAAGAGGTATTGCGTTTAGTGTACTCAGTGTATACATAGCATTAAAGCTCGATTGTGATTTGTACATTGAAACGTTTAAAGGCATAGACTATATAAATCGTGTACACGATATACGTCCAACACATACATTATTATTACCTAATGTTTGGAAAACGTTACACAAACATCCTAAATGGAACACATTAGATTACAGTAGTTTAGAAACTGTCATCACCGGCAGTGATTTTACACCAACTGGTATGTTGGACGAACTACGTGAACATAACCCTGGAAAAGTTTATAATGTATACGGTAGTACCGAGGTGCCGCCAATGGTGTTGTACAGCGAAGAAGAAAATACTTATACAATAAACAACATTGCAGAAGGTGCTGAGCTAGATATTGTAAATAGCCAGATTGCCTGTAAATGGAGTAGCCAATCAGATATCTGGATAAGTGGCGATTGTGTTGAAGGAGATAGGAATCGGTTTACACTAAATGGGCGTGTTCCAAATATGTTTAAACAAAATACAGTACGTGTGTATCCTGAACAAATCGAAAAAGCAGCAGTTGCAGCAGGAGCAGAACTTGCACTGTGTCAACAAGTAGGAAATCATTGTATATTATACTATACCGGCAATATAGAAGATATAAAAACATTTAATGATAATCACAAATACATTCCACGATTTAGACTACGAGCAGTAAATAATATCGAGATAGACGATAATCTAAAAAAGATTATAAGGACACAAAAGTTTGTATAAACTAGAGAAATATAGCAACCAAGATCTTACACAGTTTTACAAAGATGCAGAAGCTAAAGGATTCTATAATAATAGCAGCAAAGAAATGCTGCTTGATTATATTGAAAAATACAACGATACCCAAATGTTTTTATTGTACTGGAATGATAGAGTTGTCGGTACAAGTGTGTGTCACAGTTTAAAAGAACTTGGAATATTAGGCAAAAACGCATATCGTATTAGTGCTAGAACTTGTATAATCAATGACTACATAGGCGGCACACGGGCACACAGTGTACACAACTACAGACACTCTCCTATGAACCACTGGACTAGCCAGATGCTTACCCCTGTTTGTATGTACGCTGTAGGGCTAGACAAGCCGCAATATATTAGTACTAATACAAACGAAGTAGGTAGTCAAAGTAAAGTACACCGAATTTGGTCTAAAATTATGCACGATCAAGGATATTTAAAAGATCCAATCGAACTAGAATACAAAGGATCTTTTCAAACATTCTGGCGTGTTGATGTAGAGTTTTATTTGAAGAAACTTAATGAAAACATTTGGCCTGAGACCAAAGAAGCCTTAGATATATTTCTTACATAGATCAAAAAAGTCTGTCATTTCTGGAAACACTTCTTTGTGATCGACATTACGTCTACGTCCTTGCTCTTCAAAGAAGTTGTGAAAATCTCTACGGCCTTGAATAACTTTGTCTAATGGATATTCAGTAGACTCCATGTAATCAACAACACGTCTAAACTTTTCATACTCAATAGTACTAAACGCATCTTTGCGATTATCATCTGTATTCTCTTTGATAAACTGCAAATGATCATGCATATAACTCATGTAGTTTTTAGGCAGGATATTAATATCGTACTGCAACGGTTCTTTCAAATGCGGTGTGTCAAATCCTAATCGTTGCCATCTGTGCGTTTCTACATCATTATATTTTTTGCGCCATTCAAGAATCTTTTCAAGCAATGTACGGAATGTAGTGACACTGAAGATGTTAAATGTAATCATAATAACCATTGGTGCTTCGCAGTTGCGCATAAAATAATCCAAGTTGCGTTCAAACACTTCAATGTCTAATCCATCACGAATATACTCAGCACGTTTTCCCCAAGTATCAATACTTGTAAACATTTTAAAACGTCTAATCTTGTTGTTTGTCAACAAGTCATTCACACGATTTGTAAACTTTTCTAACTGTTTTGGTTTGCCGCCTAAGTTGCTGTTGCAGTTTAGTTCTAGTTCTGGTTTAGGGTCTGCATCCAGCATATCAAATAGTTTATATGTGCTCTGCTGTATTGTAGGCTCGCCGCCTGTAATGCGTAAAATATGTAAGTCTTTACTTAACTCTGGCCACCACTTCCAAAATGCATCTAAATACGGATTGTTTTGTTCTTCGAATATTTCAAACCAGTCAATATCACATCTGTGATTCTTTACGTTTGTGTAAGGCCCGTGTTGCTTGATCTCTTGATGATATCTGCTGCTGGCTTTTGGATGACAATATCCACAGCGGAAGTTACATTCATTACCAAACGAGACTTCCAAATATTCTGGATTAACATCAAACTCTGCGCCACCTTCTTTGACAGCTTTCAAGCGTTCTTTAAAGAAGATAGTTTGGTTGCGTTGTTTTCTATCGCTAACATAATCTTTGCCCATTGCTTCAATCTTCCAGCAATAGTTGCATCCACTAGGTTGCTCACCTTTCATCATAGCAGCACGTTCTGCTTTTTTCTGTACTGTATTATGAATAGCACTCGGATTAGTTAGAAGTGGCGCTGCATCAATCTTGTGCGGTGCAGGATGATAACAACTGTGTGTCTCTCCTGTTTGGAAATAAATGTTTGCGTGATACCATTTAGCAAAACAAAACGTAGGAGATATTTCCTGCGTGATTTTATCAATCCGCTTGATTTCTTCGCTTTCGCTGCGTTCCATTATTGCTCTCTATCTAAGAATTGTTTGCTGTTATCTCGTGCTGGATTTTGATATACTGTTTTAAAGAATAGACTTTGATTTCCATCAAGTGGTTCAGAAGCAATGGGCAACTCAAGTTCATCTATTAGCGAATATCCAAGTTCAACAGTATTGGCTTCCATTTGATCTTCATCCATGTCTTTAGTATCCCAATACTCATTAAGCCACTCAAAATCACGTACATTTACAAAGTCCCAATCTGTACACATTGTTTTGTACAAGCCTTCTCGTGCGCCGTATATTGCCCAACGTCCGTTTTCTACATCTGCGCCTACCATCAGCCAGATATACAACCGATGCAAGTTCTTCCAGTGATTTTTATGGAAGTCTTCTACACTAACACGCATACCTTGGTCAAGTGCCATTTTAACACCTTCTCTAAATCCAGCACGCCATGCTTGATGAGGTGTAGCATTATTCATAATAGTACTATATGTACCATTCATCTGAATATATTGTGTATCCCAACAAAAATCTACTTGTGCATGTGGGTTATTATCAGGCGCATTTTCGTGTGTACGCATGTTCAATACATGCTGTTTAGGCCAACACTTGATGCCACCATTTCCGTATGTGAGGTTATTGATAGTATTAAGTGCAGTCCAACTAATGACTTTATTAGTCAAGTCAGTGTTTTCATCAAAGTCCATTGTTTGAGACAAAAACTTTTCATCAATAATATTATCGCCGTCGATTGTAATAAACCTATCAGTAGTTGATTTGTTAGCGGCTGCTTTGTGTGCGCTGTCACTGCCTTTAACACCGTGTACACGTTCAGCCCATGGAACTTTCTTACACAAATCTGCATAGTTTTGTTCTGCATTTGGCTCATCGTAGCTTAGATATATAATGTCACAATCTATAACTCTAAAAGTATTAGCCATTTATTTCCTCATAATGATATGTATCAAACCTACGCATAGTATATACGGAAACTTCCTCATTGTCAAACTCAAAATCATTTTCAAATGCAACTTCATCTGAATCAACAAATCTTATCAATCTGTATAGTACATTAGGATCATCTTTTTTGGTTATACTAAAATAATAGTTTGAAAGATTTATGTTAACGTTTTTGTCTTTGAGATCTAATAAAAAATCAGAGTCTGCAGATATTCTCCAAACATTTTTTGTATTATCTTTTGAAAGGATTATCTGCGGGTTGTCTGGAATAGTTGCAGGGATTTGATATAAAAAACTCCACATTAGTTTATCTTCATCAACCTGTGTTTGATTTTTAATATGATAAGTTTTATCAATAAAATCATATTCAACTTTATAGTCTAATAAACTCCAATGTCCTTCAATAAACTTTTTAACGTCTTCAAAATCGCATTCAATAAACTTGAATCTATCATCAGATTCTTTTGATATTTTATAGATGTTTCCGTCATCATCAAAACATACAAATCTTTTCATATTATATTCCCAAACACTTTTCGTATTTTTTCATTAGATTAATATTTAAGAAATCTTTTTCAGTGTAATGAAAAATACCCGACTGTTGATGATTTCCTATTTTTAGCCTCATGTCGCTATCAAAATAAACTCCAACTCTATCTTGCCAACGATATGCAAAGTTAACATCCCAACCTTGTATCTTTGGTTTCATATGTGTAAACGTAGGATTTTTAACTTTGCTATTTGTAATCAAATGTTCAATGTCCATTGTTTTACAAGCAACTGCTGCACTAACATCCATGCTTGGCCGCAATGCAAACTTTTTGCCGTTGCCTGCGGATTTATAAAACTGTTGCCAGTTATTTGTTATCATTTCAAGCCAAGTATAAAACTCGTGTGCTAAATCTGATTTCTTAAACCAATGGAACCCACTATACAAGTTTGGAAGATTGTGTGTTTTGAATGCCTTGCGGTAATAGTTGTCATCTACTAGTTCTCCGCGATATGTATAAACATTACTAGTATAAAATAAATCATAGTTTCTTAAAAAATCAAACCAACTGCTAATATCTTCAAGTATTAACATATCTGTGTCTATTACCACAGTTTCATTATAAGGAATAGCATGATATATTTTCCAACGATTACTGATTTTCCAATCTTCGTCTTTGGCGTGATCTCCCCACGGTATTTCTACAATATGATCAAACAAATGTTTGTATTTTGTAGGCACACTTTCATTGGTAATAAGACAAATACTAACATCTTTGTTTGTAGCATGAATACTCATTGCTGCTAAACATGCTTGTCTAACATAATCAAAATCACTATTTTGTGCCAACATTGTAAAGTTATTGGTCAATAATTCTCTCCAAACTAAACTTGTTCATCACATGACAGTTACTGCCTTTGAGATTTACACCAGTATATTCTCCAAGTCTTTTATTTTTTTGTACTAATATTTTTATTTCATCGTCTTTGATATCAACAGCTACATCTTTATCTGTTGCATAAAACTTGGTACCTGGCAAACTTCCAACAAAGTTTCCTTTTTGATATCCATTCATAATATGTACTGCAATACTAAAAGCAAAATCGTTTCTATATACACTTGTTTTAAACTGATACATATTACGATAATGTATATAGTTTTCTTCAATATGTTTGATTAAGTTAAAGAATATTTTATTTTCTTCTGTTTTTCTAAAAAAGAAAACAGTAGCCCAATAAAAATCAATACTAGTATCACTTACTTTTTCAAACTCGGGTACTATTGTATGCATACCAATATGTGTAGCATCTTTGTATAGCAAAAGATTTTTTTGCTGTACAAAGCAATTATTTAATAAATCATTGCTAATAATATAATCAGTATCCATTACAATAGTAGAATCATAAGGAGTTAAATCATATGCCGATGCTCTGTTTTTATTATTAAACTTTAATGTTTTATCACTAAAGTCACCATCGGCATATCGCTTGTTAGTACTATTTCTGTTCATATCATTGGAATGAATGACATAATCAAATACATCAACATCATTTGGATACATAGATTGAATATCTGTATCTGTAACAATCGAAGTGGGCAAATCCATATACTTGCTTATACGTTTAGCAAGGAAAATAGCTTGCTTTACATAATCAATCGATTTATTATTACTTGCAAATAACAGTACACCTTTTGTCATAGATCCATAATACTTTCAACTGTTCTATTTGTTTTTAACTTGTTGTATTCTGTTAAGTATTTGTTTGTTGATTGCCAATACACATTTACAAGTTCATTAGCAAAATCTTGTAATGCTTCTATTTCAATGGGTATACTACTATCATCAACTAAAATTGTTTCAGTTTGATGTAGTGCTAATAAACTTTGACAAAAACTTATAAGATCTTTAGTTACCGAAAACTGGCCGCCATTAAAATAATAAACAAGATTCTCGTGGTACTGTTCTTTTAGCAATCTTTTTTGATTATTTAATGTAATCATATAGTTGCTAAAATCTAATGCTTTTTCTAAGCGTTCGTCCATAAATATCTCCTACTTGTAATAGTAGTATATATCCATTAGACTAGTTTGTCAAGTTAAAAATCGGAATCTTTTGTTCCAGTTGGTGTAGGCAATGCAATAGCATTGTACGTAGTGCTATCCCATACAAAATCACTACTTGGAGTATAAGTGTATACTGTGCTGTTGATAGTTGCAGTAACACTTTCGTCTACTAACTGGCCAGCTGGGCCGCCTGGTTCTGCTTGGCCGCCTGTTCCTGTATCGCCGTCGTCTAGTTCTATTTTAAACTTTAGCTGTGTTGCAGTATTAAATGATGTATTAGTACTTGCATAAATTCTAAAAAAGTTATCGTCATAAATCTGTGCTACAGGTACATCTCCTGGATTACCGCCTGCTCTGCCGCCACCTTGTTTTTCAAAAATCTTTGTAGTTGGGGCGCCAGTTGCAATAGTTGCATTACTAAATCCAGTTCCTGTACCTGTTACAGAATCACAACGCCAGGTATTTTGATTTACTCTACCAAATCGTATCTGTCCAGCATCGTTTAATACTTGAGCCCAATCCCAATCTTTTGTGTATTGGGTTGCTGTTGTGCCGCCAGTAGCATTTGCTGCAAAACGTATTTCGCCGCCTGCTGCTAAAAAATACAAAAAGTTTTGATGAGATCCAAAGTTAACTGTAACTTCGTGCGAGATGACTTTTTGTGCATCAGCCGATCCACCAAAACTTGTAATACGAGAACTAGATGTACTTGCTCCTCCTGATGTTTCTAAAGGATTCGGACCATCGAAACTACTAGTTGGAAAATCTGTTGCTGTATGATTAAATGCTAAAATAGTATTT